CTCATATAACTTAGCATTTTACAAATCTAACTTCCAATTAGCGTAAAAAAATGCAGAACCCCTGGGATTGAATGGGTTTTCTGGTGGTATTTCCGGTTCGTATTTCTTCATTTAACTCGGTAATTACCATAACCATCCATCATGGTTGGGATCGAAGCCGACGTGGTTTTTGTTTTCTTCCTATTTTCGGTAACCTCGTCTGCGTGTTTATCTATCAGTAATTTAATCTAGAACATCATTTTTCTATTTATTTAGTTCATCTGCAATTACTATTTTATGTCCACCTATTTTTAGTTTTTTGTTTTTCTTATTATATTTAAGTTTTTCATCTTCCTCATTTTCATTGATCCTGATTTCTGGCATCACAAATTCTGATTCTTGATTTTTCTAAAAATCGGGATTATGTACAGGCATTAAATGGTGACTTCCATGTCCACCAATATTCAGGAATAATACAGCTCTAGTTTATTTGAGTGAATTTTTCTGAATGTAATTTTTAAATAAAATATTATAAGGAATTTTATTTTATCCAGTACAATCAATTTCTATATGCTTATAACTGTATTTTTCTAAGACTGATACAGTCTGGTCATATGTCGGCCATGAACTTAAGTCGACATTAGTTGAAGTATACCAAGAATGAGCGATGCTTAACGCATCAGCACCAGTCCTGTATTTATCATTTCCTTCTTCACATGAATTGAGATATAATAAAGTCATAAGAACACATTAACCATCGGTGTTTTGATCACATATGACCAAACCACTAGGTAATACAGAAAAACTAAACTAATAGTTTTTCTTTATCTTCTGTGCTTTTCTTGTTTACTATATTTAAGTAGCAGCGGGAATAGTAGTATTTACTGGCTTTACAGCTTTTCCGGGATTTTAAATTGGTTAATCCATACCATCATGTGTGGCCCTTATGTCCACATTGTTTTTTCGTCCGTATTGGTAGTCATGTTCCGTCTCCTTTTACGATAAATGCGCCCGGGATCTCGAGTCCTGGTACGCAACCTTGAGCAGTGCTTATGGCAAGTGAGTAGATTTTTCTTAATTTCCTAACTTCATAAATTTTCG